GAAACCTTGCTTCCCTTTTTTATTTATCAAAAGGAACACAAATGGAATTTCTACGGATTACCGCTACAGATGGTACTCGTCAATATATTCCTGATAATCATGTAGTAAATGTTGCTACATCTGCAGACACACTTGATGCTGGTTCAGACTATGCCGCACCAAACGTTATTCGTGGCAAGATTACTCAGGTAAAATATTATGATGGTGCTAATGCGACAGCTGGAGCTATTGTGGTTGCGGCTACACCCGCTTTTACAGGTGCTAATACAAAATATGAATATGGTTGTTTCACCAATGACGGTGCTTTCAGCAATTATATGACTAATTAAAAAAGAGGACACATGGGCTTTCTATCACAAGACGGAAACAAAAATAGTTTCCAAGTTAAGACTGATGAAAAAGATTTTCAACTAGTACAAGATGTAAGTGCATATAAAGATTATGCCGCACAACAAAGAGAATTAGATTCATTTGCCGCCAACGGTCGGACATACCGTTCATTTGCAATTATCCCTGATATTGTAGCTATTGATATCTTGACTAAGTATGGTCTTGATATTCACTCAGATACATTTATGCATGAACCTGCAAACCTAAGACGATTAAAACAAATTATTGAAACAGACTATCCTTTACTTAAAACAAGTAATGTAAGGGCGCTCTGATTTTACAGGAGAATAATCTATGTCAACACCTTTATATGATGCACTCGTAGACAAAGTACGAGATTGGTCAAACAAACCCGAAGTAAATACTATTCCAGATAGCGTCATAGAAGATTGCCTAGGTTATTCTGCTGATGAGTGCTATCGCACACTACGTATTCCTCCACTTGAGGCTACTGTTACATATACTGTTGAAGCAGGTGATAATGTGGGAGACGGTAGTGCTGGACTTCCATATGGTAATGCTTACACTTGCTTTGACATACCAGAAGATTTAATACAATTTACTTATGTACGTACATTAGCACAAGACAACATTGGTACATCATACTCTACTTATCCTTCAAATGTAAGTAAAGTGTTTAATGAAATAACAGACTCTCGCACCTTCTTTGATTTATACAGTGAAAAATATTCTGTGTATAACTGGATGTGGAAAGATGGTAAAATATTTATTCATCCACAGTTAGCCGTTGGTGCTATATTAGAAATCAGTTATTATCGTAGACTTCCAGCACTTAACGCTACATACAGTGTTATTCCAGTTAACTATCTTGTTAGTCTGGCTGATAATGCTCAACCATACTTAACTCTTACTGGTGTTAATACAGATACACCATTATACTTTTCTACATTAAATTCTGTTACAGAAGTTTTTTCAACATCTGCGGCTGCAACTGCTTATGCTACACCTGTTACTACAAAGTACTATATTGGCAAAGAAGTATCTAATTGGTTAAGAGATGAGAACGAACGACTCCTTATATGGGGAGCATTATACAATTTAGGTTCTTATTTATTTGATGATAAAATGGAACAACGATATGAAAAGAAATTTGCTGAGAATGTATTCTCATTAAACAAAGAAGAGAAGTGGCGTAGATCTTCTGGCGGTAACGTACAGGTAAATTTCAATACAAATGGACTCATTTAAGGAGGTATAAATGGCATATAATACAACAGCAGGAGCTACTGCTAATACCTCAAAAGGTGGAGAATATGACAATACTGACGAGACGAGTTCAGCAAGTTATGAAAACCTAGCGGCTACTCAAGCGGATGCAGCTGCGGCAAGCGCTACTGCGGCTGCAAGCTCGGCAACAGCTGCGGCTAGCTCTGCTTCTACTGCAACATCTGCGGCTACAACAGCAACAACTCAAGCAGGAGTTGCTACAACACAGGCGACTAATGCGGCTACAAGCGCATCTGGTGCTTCTGCTAGTGCGTCTACGGCTACAACTCAAGCAACTAATGCCGCTACAAGTGCGGCTACGGCTACAACACAAGCAACCAATTCTGCTACAAGTGCGGCTACCGCAACAACACAAGCAGGAATAGCAACAGCACAAGCAACTAATGCGGCTACTAGTGCATCATCTGCAACTGCGTCTGCTACTACTGCAACTAATGCGGCAACAACTGCAACAACACAAGCGTCTAATGCGGCTAACAGTGCCTCTACTGCAACTACACAAGCGGGGCTTGCTACTACAGAAGCTACTAATGCCGCTACCAGCGCATCTACCGCAACAACTCAAGCAGGGATTGCTACAACTCAAGCTGGTATTGCTACTACTCAGGCTACTAATGCTTCTACTAGTGCAACTACTGCAACAACACAAGCAGGTATTGCTACAACTCAAGCAGGTATTGCAACTACACAAGCAGGTAATGCTTCTACTAGTGCAACTACTGCTACAACTCAAGCAGGGATAGCTACAACACAAGCTACTAATGCTTCTACTAGTGCAACTACTGCTACAACACAGGCTGGAATAGCAACTACTCAAGCAGGAATAGCTACAACACAAGCAGGCATTGCCACAACACAAGCAGGAGATGCTTCTACTAGTGCAACCACTGCAACAACACAGGCAGGTATTTCCACTACTCAAGCAGGGATAGCTACTACGCAAGCTGGTAATGCTTCTACTAGCGCAACTACTGCAACAACGCAAGCAGGAATAGCTACAACACAAGCTACTAATGCTTCTACTAGCGCAACTACTGCTACTACACAAGCTGGTATAGCTACTACACAAGCGGCTAATGCTTTAACAAGTGCAAATAATGCGGCTGCTTCTTATGATTCATTTGATGACCGCTATCTTGGTGCTAAGACTAGTGATCCAACAGTAGATAATGATGGTAATGCTCTTATAACAGGAGCTATGTACTTTAATTCAACTAGTAGTATCATGAAGGTATATACTGGTTCAGCATGGATGAACACTCCTGGATTTGCTACAGGCGGTACAACAGGACAAGTTCTTGCTAAGTTAAGTAGTACTAACTATGATACACAATGGGTAAGTCTTACTGGTGGTCTCATATATGGTGGTACATGGAACGCATCTACTAACACACCAACACTTGTTTCAGGTGTAGGTACTCAAGGAACATACTATGTAGTATCTGTTTCAGGTAGTACTAACCTTGATGGCGTAACTGACTGGGTCATTGGTGACTGGGCTATTTTTAACGGTACAGCATGGCAAAAGATTGACCAGACTAACTTAGTTACTTCTGTAGCTGGTCGTACAGGTGCTATTGTATTAGATAATACTGATATTAGTGGTCTTGGAACAATGTCTGTTCAAAATGCTAATAATGTTAATATTACTGGTGGATCTATTACTGGTGCTTCTGGAATAATTACAGCAGTAACAGGTACAGCCCCTGTTTCATCTAGTGGTGGAGCAACTCCTGCAATTAGTTTAGCGGCTAGTTATGGTGACACACAAAACCCGTATGCATCTAAGACTGCAAACTTTGTGTTAGCGGCTCCTAATGGATCAGCTGGTGTACCCACGTTTAGAGCAATTGTTGCCTCTGATATTCCTACATTAAACCAGAATACAACAGGTAATGCAGCTACTGCAACTAACGTAGCCTATTCAGGTTTAACAGGTACTGTTCCAACATGGAACCAAAATACTACAGGAACAGCTGCAGGATTATCTAGTACTCTTGCAATAGGTTCTGGTGGCACAGGACAAACAACTGCTAACACAGCATTCAATGCTCTTGCACCTAGTCAAACAAGTAATGCTAACAAGTATCTTAAGACAGATGGTACAGACACTTCATGGGCTACAGTAGATGCTTTACCTTCACAGACAAGTCAATCAGGTAAATATCTTACAACAAACGGTACAGTAGCTTCATGGGCTACTATTAGCCTTCCTACACAGACATATACACGTACAACATTTACGGCTACTTCTGGACAAACTTCATTTACAGTAAATTATACATCAGCCTTGTTGCAAGTATATTTAAATGGTGTGTTGCTAGATAGTACAGATTATACTGCATCTAGTGGAACAGCCTTTGTTCTTGCTTCAGCTGCGGCATTAAACGATATTGTTGAAGCAGTTGTATACAACGTTATCAACGTAGGTCAAGTAGCGGCTAATGGAGTTCTTGGTGGAACAAACGGTTATGTACTTACTTCAGATGGTACAGCTGGAACATGGGCAGCAGCTCCTGTATCACTACCTTCTCAAACAGGTAATGCTAATAAATTTTTAAAGACAGATGGAACTACTGCTTCATGGAATATACTTCCAACTGTATTAAACATTTTGAATAATGCAAGCTCAGTTGTAGCAATATCAGTTGCAAATGGTTTTTTACCAGTATTAAACTTCAGTGGCACAACCATAAACGTAACAGTATCATAAGGAAAATATTATGGCAGCACGATATCCGTTAGTATTAAACGGCACAACAATACAAGAGCTACAAAGTGGTGACGTTCTTAACGGATACGTTACACCTAGTAGCACAGATACATTAACAAATAAAACATTAACAAGCCCTGTTATTAACACACCTACTGGTATTGTTAAGGGCGATGTTAGTTTGGGCAATGTAGATAATACATCAGATGCAACTAAAAATTCTGCAACAGCAACTCTTACAAATAAAACACTTACTTCCCCTGTAATTAATACCCCAACAGGTATTGTTAAGGGTGATGTAGGTTTAGGCAATGTAGATAATACATCAGATGCAACTAAGAATTCTGCTTCAGCTACATTGACAAATAAAACAATAGAAGCTGGTATATTTAGTAATGGTTATACAGAAGAAACAGCAACGGCTAATACTTCTACGGCATACACTATTGACTTAGCTAATGGTTCATTACAGATTTTAACTTTAACAGGTAACTGTACATTTACATTTCCTACTGCAACCGCAGGTAAAGGATTCACTTTGTTGTTGTTGCAAGACGCAACAGGATCACGTACTGCTACTTGGCCAGCCTCTGTAAAGTGGCCAGCAGGAACAGCACCTACTATTACCGCAACTGCGTCTAAGGGTGACAAATTTGTTTTTGTTGGTGATGGAACATATTGGTGGGGCAGTAATGCTGGTCAAAATTATTTGTAAGGATTTATATGTTTAATTCACAAGGATCACAAATAGCTTCTTCTAGTGCTAATTATATTGAAGATGTGTTTAGCACATACCTTTATACAGGCAACGGCTCTACACAGACCATCACTAACGGCATTGATTTAGCTGGTGATGGTGGGCTTACGTGGATTAAATACCGTGATGGAACTTTTGGTAATGGACATTATTTATACGATACGGTAAGAGGCGCTGGTAAGGCACTACAATCTAATTTAACTGATGCTGAAACTGCAACTGATGACAGACTTACATCTTTTAATTCAAATGGTTTTTCATTAGCAACCACAGGTGGAAGTGCTATAAATGCAAGCACATATCCTTACGTCTCATGGACATTCCGCAAGCAACCAAAGTTCTTTGATGTTGTGACTTTTACCACTACAAACAGTACTAATGCAAGAATTCCGCACAATCTTGGGTCAGTTCCGGGCTTTTATGTAATCAAAAGAGTTGATGGTGCTGGAGCATGGTTTGCATATCATGGGTCACTAGGTAGAAGTTCATGGCTTCAACTTGGAAGTACTAACGCCGCAGCATCAAACCCAAATTGCTGGGGAACAACTGACCCTACGTCAACTGACTTTGGTATTGATGAACAATACTTTACCAACGGCACAGTAGGTCTTTCCTATGTGGCGTATGTGTTTGCAAGCAACGCAGGAGGCTTTGGTCTAACTGGTACAGACAATGTGATTTCGTGTGGGTCGTTTACAGCAGATAATGCGGGGGGTGGGGCATACGCTGGTGGGGCAACAGTAAATTTAGGGTATGAGCCTCAATTTGTTCTGCTTAAGGAAACCAGCAGCACTGATAGTGACCCAAATTGGATAATGGTAGATACCTTTAGGGGTTATAGGGCACAGGAAACAAGTGGAAGCGATGTTGGTCAGCAACGACTTAGAGCTAATACTTCTGGGGCTGAAGCCAACGCTGGTGGGTGTAGTTTCCCTACATCTACTGGTTTTTCGGCTTTACAGTTAACTGGAGGGGCAACCTACATCTACATAGCCATCCGCAGAGGCCCGATGAAAGTGCCTACTGTGGGGACTAGTGTGTTTGCGCCTGTTGCACAAGCTGGCAATGGTGCCAACGACACAATAACAACAGGATTTACGACTGACCTTGTGATTGGTGGAAGCCGAGTAACAGGATTTACTTATCAAGCTACTGTTGACCGAATGCGTGGCCGTGGCGTTGCACTTTCAACGGGTTCTACTAATGCAGACGATGCGTCTCCAACAACTAGAGACTTAACATCTTTTGCCTCAAATACTGGTTACACACTTGGCTATCCACCTTTTGCTACATCATATAATTACACGGGCAATAATATTTACTGGAACTTCAAACGAGCCCCTAGCTTCTGTGATGTGGTTTGCTATACGGGGACGGGAAGTGCAATGACTGTGGCGCACAATTTAACTGTTGTGCCTGAGTTAATGATTGTTAAACGAAGAAATAGCACTACTTATGGTGAATGGTTTGTATATACAGCAGTTTTAGGCAACGCTAAATATCAACTACTCAATACTACGCAAGCCTCAACTACGGCAAACTCTGGTATTTGGAATCTTACAACCCCAACATCCACAAACATAAGTGTTGGTAGCGATTTAAGTTTTAGCGCATCTACCTATGTCGCCTACCTATTTGCATCTTGTCCCGGTGTTTCCAAAGTAGGCTCTGTAACACACGTTGAACCAACAACAGTGGTTTGTGGATTTATCCCACGATTTATTATGATTAAAAGCACAACAGCTACTGGAACAGACGATTGGTTTGTGTTTGACAGTGCAAGGGGTCTTGTGCCGGGTAACGATCCATATCTGCGTCTTAATAGCACAGGTGCTGAAAACACTCCATTTGGTGCGGCTGACCTTGTTGATGTGACCTCTGATGGTTTTATCATGAACGGCTTTGGTGGTGGAAATTACATCTTCTTAGCAATTGCATAAGGAACAATTATGAAAATTAGAATTAAAACAACAGGGCAAGTAATGTACCAAAGTGAATTCCGTACATTATTCCCTAACACATCCTTACCACAACAGCTATCAGAAGATCTCATTAACGAGCTGGGTGCTGATGTAGTATTTGAGGGTCCACAAGCAACTGGGGGTACTGTATATCAGTACTCTCAGTCAGCTGGTGTTGAAGAGATAGGAGGTAAGTGGTATACTAAGTATGTCCTCGGACCTATCTTTACAGACACACAAGAAATGGGTGAATCTCCTGCTAAAACAGCGGCTGAAAATGAAGCGGCTTATAAGGCATTTAAAGATGCTGAACATGCTAAGTCTGTTCGTATTAACCGTGACGCTAAGTTGGCAGAAACTGATTGGAGATTTCGTAGTGACATGACTCCTTCACAAGAGTGGAAAGACTACTGCCAAGAATTAAGAGACATCCCTTCACAAGAGGGATTTCCTTGGACTATTATTTGGCCAACACAACCGGAGTAATAAATGAGCATCCCACGTAACCTATCTAAGATAGCAGATAACATAGACTCTAATGGTGTACTCACTGCTTCAGGTGGTGGGTTACCTTCTCAAACTAGTCAATCAGGTAAGTATTTAACAACAGATGGTACAAATTCATCATGGGCTACTGTAGCAGTAGGTGGTGGACCAATCATACAAAATGAAACTTCTGTATCAACTAGTCAAGTAATTGCATCAGGTTCTAATGGTCAATCATTTGGCCCAATCACCGTAAATACAGGTGCTACAGTTACGGTTGCAACTGGTCAAAAATGGATCATCTTTAATTATTAAAGGAAAATAAAATGGCAATTATTATTAATGGAAGTAATACACCTACGGCAGGTACAGTAGCTGTTGGTGATGGCACAACCTTAGCATTTACTGCGGCTGGTACCTCAGGACAATTCTTAAAAAGCAACGGAGCAAGTGTTCCAACATGGGTTAACGGTGGTACTGTTACAACTGCGTCTGTTGTTTCTGCAAATGGTTTTGCAGGTACGGTTGCTGATGCTTCTACAACTCCAGCAATTACTGTAAGTACAAGCGTTACAGGTGTTCTTAAAGGAAATGGTACTGCAATCTCTGCGGCTACTGCGGGAACGGATTATGTTACTCCTACAGGAACAGAAACCCTGACTAACAAAACTATTGCTTACGGTAGTAACACGCTAACTGATGTAGTAGGCGTTACAGCAACACAGACACTGACTAACAAAACATTCACGGGTTACACCGAAACTGTCTATGCGTTATCTGGGACTGCGATTGATCCTGCAAACGGCACAATCCAAACTAAGACACTCGGTGCTAACACTACTTTTACTGAGTCGCTGGCTGATGGTCAATCAGTTGTGTTGATGCTTAATCCAGTTACATATACAGTAACTTGGCCTACGATGACTTGGATTAACACGGCTGGCTCCGGCTCTTCTCCAACACTTGAAGCATCATCAACAAACGTGGTGGTGATCTGGCAAGTTGGCGGGACAGTCTATGGCAATTGGGCAGGGAGTGCTTAATGTTTCTAGCTAAAAAATTAAACAAAGGGGCGGGGGCGCCTGAACCAAAAGACCCGCAATTTAACTACGTCACTATGCTTTTACATGGTGATGGGACTAATGGCGCACAGAACAATACGTTTCTAGACAGTAGCGCAAGCCCACTTACCATTACCCGCAACGGCAATACAACCCAAGGTTCTTTTTCGCCTTTTGGGTCTAATTGGAGTAATTATTTTAATGGGACTGGCAATTATTTAACTGTATCTAGCACATTAGACCTTTCAACTAGCAACTACACGATTGAATTTTGGTTTAGTGGTTCTATATTTGAATTGTCTTGGGGGACTTCGGGTGCATATTCCCCTTTTAGCATAAATAGTAGTGGTGCTATTTATTTTGCTAATTCTTCAAATAACGCCTGGATTTACAACTTAAATAATTTTATAATTACAGATAACACTTGGAATCATTACGCAATTGTAAGAAATTCTGGTGTTGTTTATCTTTATAGAAATGGCGTTCAAGTAGGGACAAGTTCAGCACCTAGCAGTAGTAGTCCAAACGGAAATGTGGTTATTGGTTATTACAACAGTGGTGCTATTGGATATGTATCTAATTTAAGATGTGTAATTGGAACAGCTGTTTACACATCTGCATTTACGCCATCTACAACACCTTTAACGGCAATCACTAATACGGCATTGTTGACTTGCCAATCAAACCGCTTTATTGATAACAGCGCAAGCCCTCTTACCATTACAGTAACAGGAGCACCAAGCGTTCAACGCTTTAACCCATTTGGTACTGCTACCGCCTACTCTACAAGCGTAATTGGTGGGTCAGGGTACTTTGATGGTAGTGGCGATTATTTAGCAGTTCCCGGTGGATCACAATTTAATTTTGCTAGTAATGATTTTACTATAGAAGCTTGGGTTTATATAAACGACAGTAATACTAGAAAATATATATCTGGTCCTGGAACAGATACTTCTTCACATTATGATGGGTTTGGTTTAGAGATTTTTGATAATAGATTATGTATGTGGGCAAGTTCAGTAGCTAACTCTTGGAATTTATTAGAGTGTGATACTCCGTCTAATCGAGGAAATATTTTAATTCCTGTAAAAGCATGGACACATGTAGCGGCAGTTCGTACTGGCGGTAATACATTTAAAAGTTATGTTAACGGAGTATTAGACAGAACATTTGTAGTTAGTGGGTCAATTTCTAATACTGCAAACCCACAATACAATATTGGTAGATCTGCATATTTAAGTGGTACTTTTTATTTTAATGGTTTAATATCTAACTATAGAGTAGTTAATGGAACTGCAGTTTATACGTCAAATTTTACGCCCTCAACCGCCCCATTAACTGCAATTACAAATACATCATTATTGCTAAACACGACCAATGCTGGCATCTTTGACAACGCCATGATGAACGACTTAGAAACTGTAGGTAACGGAAAGATTTCTACAAGCGTGGCGAAGTTTGGTACGGGGTCAATTAACGGATTTAATGCTTCTAATTGTCAAATAGTTTCGTATGCTGGCGCAACTATTGGAAATTTTGGCGCAGGTGACTTTACGGTTGAACTTTGGTTGAACACAAATACAGCAAATGGTGCGGGAATTTTAACTCAAGCAACTAGTGGCGGCCCTGCGGCTACATCTTGGGGATTCTTTGTGGGTTATGCAAGTGCAACTTCAATTGATTTTTATGTAAGCAATGTCTCAAGTTATTTTGCAAACACAGGCGGCGGCGTTATAAATGACAGCACTTGGCATCATGTTGCTTTTTCAAGAAGTGGCAGTTCAGGAAAATTGTTTGTTGATGGAACGCAAGTTGGTTCAACACTTTCTCTTGGAACAACTGCATTAGGCAATGGCACACTACCAATTAACATTGGTGGACAAGGCGATTCAGGTCACATGGCTCAAGGCTATATAGACGATGTACGCATCACCAAAGGCTATGCCCGATACACATCAAACTTTACCCCGCCAACTGCGGCATTTTCAAATACAGGTCCAACATAAGGAAACATTATGCAAATTGCAATTTTAACAAGCCCAATTACAGTAGGCGATTATCGTGAACTGTTTGCTAACACATCGTTTTTAACAAGCGGACCAAGTGTTGAATTTTTAGCTGATAACAATGCTAAAAAAGTTAACCTTTTCAAAACCCATGACCGACTGACACAAAAGTTAGTTCAATGTGCGGCTTATGACGATGGTGAATTTGTTTGTTTAGTTAAAGCAGAAGATTTAAGTGCTGAAGAAATTCAAACAGCTAAAAACTCTGCAATGTCTAACATTAAAGCAACAAGGAATCAGCTGTTAGCATCATGTGACTGGACTCAAATGCCTGATGTAGACTTTACTAAGAAAGCTTTGTGGGCAACCTATAGACAAACTCTTCGTGACTTACCATCAACAATTACTGATCCACGTACATTTACAGAGTGGCCACATAATCCTGATTGGGTAGAAAGAACGGCATGAATAACTTAGAATTAAATCAAGAGATTGAATTAGAAGTAACTCACGCCCACATCTACGAAAGACTTCTAGCAGTAGAAGCTAAAGTAGATAAACTAGATAAAAGCACTAACGAAGTAGTTAAAGCTTTTAATGCTGCTCAAGGTGCCTTTATGGTCCTTGAGTGGATTGCAAGGGCAGTTAAACCAATAATTATTGTTGGTGCTTTCTTTGGTGCTATATGGTTAGCTATAGATAACAAGTTACATAAGTAATGTTTATCTCTGCTATTAGTCTAGTTATAGCACTTAATCTTCCTATTAAAGAAGAATACAGATGTATTAGATGGTCTTGGTTAGGTGACGTATACAATCGAAAAGTTGTTTGTTTAGAATGGAAAAGGAAAGATAAAAAATGATTGATCCTCTAACAGCCCTAGCGGGTATACAGTCAGCAATTAACATGGTCAAAAAAGCTAGTAAAGTAGCTAATGACTTAGGTTCTTTAGCACCTATGATTGCAAAGATGTTTGATGCTAAGAGTGTAGCTACAAAAGCTATGCTTCAAGCTAAACAATCTAATAAAGGTTCCAATATGGGAACTGCATTACAGATTGAAATGGCACTTGACCAAGCCAGAGCTTTTGAAGAAGAGCTTAAAATGCTCTTTATGCAGACAGGTAAGATTGATGTTTGGAATAAAATTAAAGCTAGACAAGCAGAGATGGACTTAGCAGATGCTAAAGAAATAAGTGCGTTAAAAGCAGCTGATAAAAAAGCTAGAGAAAAAGAACAAGAGATAAATGAAATAGGTATGATAATAGGTGCTTTATCTTTCTCTTTGTTTTTATTATTTCTTGGTGTTTATGAATTAGTTGAGTTCTGTGCAACTACACACAGGTGTGGTAGATGAACGAGTATCAGAAGACATTTGATTTAGCCTTAAAGATATTTGTTTATGGCTGTGTAGCTTTGTACTTCTTAGGCTTCCTTAAGTTTCTCCCTGACGATCTTTCTAATAAGATTGTTGCTTTATTGTTAAGTAAAATAGGATTATAATATATGTTAGATATTTTAAGTGGTGGTATTTTAGGATCACTCTTTGGAGGTATTTTTAGGCTAGCTCCTGAAGTCCTCAAGTGGTTAGATAAGAAGAATGAGCGTAGTCATGAGCTTAATATGTTTAAGTTTCAGTGTGATCTTGAGGCTCAACGTGGTGTACAGAAGCTAGCTGAGATTGGTGCTCAACGTGAAGCCGCTATTGATGTTGGTGTTATGGATGCTTTTCAATCTGCTATTGAACAACAAACAGCAATGGTTAAAGCCGCTGGTGGTGGATGGGTAGCCGCATTGTCAGCCTCAGTAAGACCTGTAGTAACATACTGGATTTTAATCCTGTGGTCATTTGTGCATATCTGGTTAGCCTATAATTCATGGCACAGCGGTATGCCTCCAGTAGAAGTATTCAAGGTAATGATGTCAGCAGACTTTGCGGCTCTTGTATCTGGTACTCTTAACTACTGGTTCCTTGACAGAACACTCAGCAAGCGTGGACTATGAACTTAACATTAGCCGCAGAATTGTGTAAATATTTTGAAGGCTTTAGTTCTAAGCCTTACATGTGTCCTGCCAATGTAGCTACTATTGGCTACGGCAGTACATACTATGCTGATGGTAAAAAAGTAACGCTTCAGGATCCTCTTATGAGTGAGCCTGAAGCTTATGAATTACTTCTCAGGGAATTACATCATACTTATTTGCCCGGAACACTTAAGCATTGTCCTGTACTAGCTACAGATGAAAAGAAATTAAATGCCATTGTTAGCTTTTGTTATAACTTAGGTGTAGGTAGACTTCAAACAAGTACATTAAGACGGAAGATTAATGAGCAAGACTGGGAAGCCGCTAAGGTAGAGTTAATGAAATGGAATAAAGGTGGAGGTAAAGTTTTAGCTGGTCTTAACAAAAGACGCAAAGCTGAATGCGCTTTACTTGGTACCTAATAGTAATAAAAAGGATATCTCATGGCAACTCCAGTTGATAAGCTAGGTAAGGGTGGTTTAAACACTGATGTACCACCTATGATTCTACCACCAAATACATTTACAGATGTATTAAACGTTCGCTTCGATGATGAAGCCGTACAAACAATTACAGGTGAAACAACATCAAGAACAGTATCTAATTCACCTGATTTTGGAATTCATTGGAGGAGACCTGATCAAGGATACAATATCTTTGCTAAAAATGGAAATATTGTTAGGGTAGATGCGTCAGGTGGTTCTTCTTCTATGTTTAGTAGTGGAGACGCAGCATACAACAATAGTGATTGGCAAGCTACTAAATTTAACGGTGGCTATGCTATTATTATGAATAATGGTAATACAACTCCTTTGTATTGTTTGTATGGGAGTGCTTCTGCTGGAAGTACTTTTCAACCTTTACCTAATTGGAATTATGTTGCAGGAATGACTATTACTGCTAAAGTTATTAGGTCATTAAATTATTCTTTAGTTGCAGCTAATTTAACTGTTAGCTCTGGTGGAACAACAACGTATGCTCCTGGTACTATTCGAGTTTCAGTGCAAGCACAAACTGGTGACGTACCCGGAGTGTGGCAACCCGGAGTAACAACAGATACTGCAGATGAATTTGAGTTAAGTTCTACTTCGCCTGTATTAGATATGGCTGAACTTAGAGGCAATATGTTTGTTTATTCTTCAGATAGTATTAGCTTGCTTACTATTGGGGCGCAAACAAGAGTATCATTTTATTCAAGGTCTTATGGTATTTTAAATACAGATTGTGTAACAGAATTTGACGGTAGCCATTTTGTTGTAGATAGAAACGATATCTATATTCATAACGGTTCTGGCTCTATTGAGTCTATAGCTGATTGGCGTATTAAAAAATATTTCTTTAATAATCTTAATAAAAGTTATGTTGATAAAGTTCATATAACTAAACACTCATATTATAAAGAAATTTGGATTAATTTTCCTAAAGGAAGTGCTACATCTTGTACTGAAGCATTAATATTTAATTATAAAAATAATACATGGACAAAAAGATCTTTAGGAAACATTACATATTCGTTTACTGGTCCTGAAAATGTGTCTAATACCTTTCAATATGCTAAAGAAGTGGTTTATTTTACAACAACAGGTACCCAAACTTTAGTTACAGATAGTAATTATTTAATGTGGAATGGATCTGCATTAGCATCATACAGTTCTTATATTGAAAAAATATATCTTAATTCTGGGGATGTAACTGGTAGCTCTTTAGTTGTATCTTTATTCCCTGTATTTGACAAAGTACCTGTTGATGCTAATATAACAATTAGAGTTGTTGGACAAAACAATTATACTGACGTTCCTGATTTATCTATTGATAATCCAAATTTAAAGGATACATTTACATTTTTACCTAGCAATGAAAAATCTCAAGGATATAAAGTAGATCCTAGAGTTAATGGTAGATTGCTAAGTTTTAGAATTACATCAACAAATTATTGGAGATTAAGCACAATGCTTTTTGATACCAAACCTGCGGATCGGAGATAATTAATGTTAAGCCCTCCTATTACCGGACAAAAAGATCTAGATACATATCTGTTTGATTTGCACCAGAATGTATTAGAAACTGGTGCCTCAAGAGTAGGATTGTTAAACCCAAGCGATAGTAATCCTCTTGTATATTTATACAGATATATTCATATTAAATATGCTACTGACACGGTAGGTAACGGGTTTTCTGATGTACCTACTAATGCAAATTATTATGGTATTTTAAACAACGATTCAACTACTCAATCATCTAATGCCACAGATTATACTTGGTATAGAGCTACCCAAAATTTCAGTACAACATATTATTTGTATTATCAAACCATTGGTGGTAGGCAAATTAAATTTAATATTTCTACAGTTACACCGGGAGCTGGCTGGTTTCAAGAAAACAATGTAGCTATTGATCTAGATAGAGTTACTTCAAGTGATTCTGTATCTGCAGCGTTTAGCGCATATTTTATGCCCTCATCTTTGCAAGTACCTAGAGACACAACTACAGGTGTTCCAAATTTTTCTTCTATTTTAATGAAACTTTATGGGGCAAATAACAATGTAATTACTACTTATAGCACAGCTCAAACAGACTCTGATGTTTCTTTTGTAAATGATTCTTGGAGAATTGGTAGTAGTTCAACTACGGGTAATGCTGGTATTGCTTATAATAATATTACAGTAGGATCTCCAACATTAGTAACTGATCACGCTGAGTGGCCAATACCCTCAGCAATGACTGCATCTGCTAACGTTATTGTCCCAATCAGATACAAAAATATTTATGGTGTTGTAACGCAATCTGGTGTTGCTATTCAACAACTTGTTTTTTCAGATTCTGGTACTCCGGGAACACAGTCTGCTATTGCTTACTTATATCAATGGACTACAGTTACGCCCGGAGATCCTAATGGAACATCTCTGTATACATGGGCATCACGTAGTAATGGAACTTATACTGGAACAAACGGTTGGTCCACAACTCTTACTGCTAATCCTGGAACTGCTGGTATTAGATTATGGGTAGCTACCAAAGATCTAGTGGCAAGTCTTGCAGACTCAACTACTACTGTATCTTGGACATCTGGTTTTACAAAAAGAATTGCAAGCGCAACGGATGGTTTACAACAAGCAGTTGCATATATATACAAATGGGATATAACAATACCTGCCATATCAGGTACTTCAACTTACACATGGTCATCTAGAACATACTCACCAACAACAGCAACTAGTGGGTGGTCTGCAACAATACCTTCTGCACCTTCTGTTGGGTATACATTGTATGAAGCCTCAGTAAATCTTTCTGATTCAATTAATAATACAACAAGTACTATAAATTGGACAACTGCAAGTATAAGCCCTATTAGTTATTCAGGAGATGCTGGAACTAGCGGGTCTTCATCAAGATTAACTTTTGCACGTATCTCAGGTAATCCTACTCCTGTATCTGCAACAGTAACTACTAGTGGTAACGCATCATTCCCACCTTCAGGCTCTTGGAGCATAACTGCTGCATGGTCAGGAAGTGACCCTGATCCTTCTAGCACAAACTCATTGTATCAAGCAGACGGTATTTATAATCCTTCTACAAATCAAACAGTATGGTCAACACCTTATATTAGTTCTTTAAAAGTTGGTAATCTTGCAGCTATATCTATTAATACTGGTGCTTTAAATGTTACTGGTGATTTTAGAGCAAGTACCGCTAATATTAGTGGCTCAACAATGACTGGTTCTGGTGGTGTACTTTACCAAACAGGATTGTTTGCATTTGGTGATAGTACCTCAAACATCACATACAATGGTTCTGCTATTAATATTAATGGTTTAGCAAATGCTTCAGCAAGTAATTTTACATCTGTTATAGATATTACTGCTAACACAGCAAGTCCTTATAATCTTTTAACATTTACAAAAAAGAATGGTAATACTGGTTTAATATCAATAAATACTTCTTTTCAATTAACTACAACTTTAGCAGGTTCAGACTCATTTCTTTTAAATGTATATTTAGTATTAACTGGAAACAATGGATGGACAGGTACTGTAGGAGTCCAAAGGATTCAAGGTGTCTTAGGACCTACATTATATTCAATTAAACAAGGTGGTGCGCCTATGTCTTTTACATATCAATTTAATACAAATGATTGGGGAAGTGGTGCTGTAAATGCTACAAGTATTTCAGCAGGTCTTACTTACAACGCAAGTTTATACGATAGTAGTGGTACTCTTTTGTCATCTAGTCCAGCATCATGGCAACTTTTTACAATGAGTTCAAACAACGCATTTTATCAACCATTGTTAGGAAGTTAATATGGCAATTTATACTCAATACCAAATTAATACTGGTGAAATTTTTGCTTCAGGTACTTCTAATACAGATGTTTTACCTTTTGTTTTGTTTGAAGGTAATGATTATTTAGAAGGTTATGGAAATAATAGTTCTCACTATGTCCTTAATAACACAATTGTTGATTATACTCAAGAACAAAAGAATACAAAATTAAATAAGCCAAATTATAAATGTACTTGGAGTAACGAAACATTTACATGGGTAGATGCTAGAACACTTGAGCAACAAAATATTGATGCAGAAAATTTAATTAATATAAAAAGAGATATTATGCTTTCGGATTCAGACTGGATTGTTATCAGAGCATTAGATCAAGGTAATCCAATACCAACAGATTGGCAAACATATCGTCAACAATTAAGAGATATCTCACAACAAGCGGGATATCCCTTAAACATAATCTGGCCAACCCCACCAAACTAAATATGAAAATTATCTTACTATCACCCGAACAAACAGTACAACACTGGTCAACACTCTCTGTATTATTACAGAAAGTAATTGAGCATGGACAAGGAGAATCTACGTTAACAGACTATCTTAAAAAGATTCTCAATGAGTATATTCAATGTTGGGCGGTGGTAGATGATGAATTAAATATTATTGGTGCTGGTTTAACTCAATACTTACAATACTCTCAACATAAAACACTTCATATAATTGCTTTCTCTGGAAGTGACTTTGAAGAACAATCTAAGGTGTTCCCTACAGTGGAACAATTTGCCCGTGATTCTGGCTGTAAAGCTATTGAACAATGGGGTCGTCCAGGATGGGCAAAGGTACTACCAAAGTATGTATCTGGATTTAAAGAAGCTTACGTAGTAATGCGAAAGGATTTAGAATGAAATATAAAATTAATGGTTCTATTAAAAAGAACTACGGGGGTGGAGGTGGAAATACTGTAAGTAGTATTCCAGAATGGGCAAGACCATACATGGAAAATGTTGGTAAAGCCGCTGAAACGGGTTATACCTCTGGTGATCTTAATAAGGTAGCGGGGGCATCAGTACTACAACAAGACGCTTTTGGTACTGGTGCTAAAAAGATTGGTGCTACTACAGACACAGCTCTTGCTTCACTTGGTGATCAAAATAAAAGATTATCTACTATGGCAACGGCTCCTAGTGCCGCAACATTAGCGGCTCAAAAAGCTAGTATTCTTAATGAAGCTCAAAAGGGCGTTGCTAAACTTAATACAGGTTTTGGTCAAGCAGGAACACTGGGTTCTGCACGACAAGCTGTTATGCAAGGTGCTCAAAACGCCGAAACTACAGGTGCGCTTGCTAAAGTAGATGCAGAAGCTGAATCTAATATGTTTAAGAATCGTCTTGCAGCTGAACAAGCTCTTCAATCAGGTGCTACAACTGCATCAGGTATTGTTAATCAAGGGGTTAGCGCTACTGCTAATCTTGGTAATCAACAACGTGGTATTGATCAACAAGGTCTTGATGCAGGTTGGCAAGGTCTTCAACGTTATGCTTCTACTATTTATGGTAATCCTGCACGACAACAAGCTTCTGGAGGTAAATAATGGCTGGTGATGTAGGAAGTAGCCCAACAGCTACAACATTTAATGGGGGTGCTCCTTTACAAAGTACTTCTTCAGGTGGTCTAACAACAAATACCTCAAGCTTAGGCACAATGAGTAACAATTCTGGAATGAATTCTAATATGAATTCTGGTGGCAAAAGTGGAGGCGCTATGCAACCACAAAAAACTGCTATGGGAACACCTATTATTTATGGTAATACTTATTTACCACAAAATCAAACGGTAGCTAATACACCAGCAACTGCAGTTGACACAACTACTAATTCTGTTAATTATAATGATAATAGTGGTGGTAGTAGTGGAATTGGAGGCCCAGCTGGAGAAGGTCCGGGTGGTAATTCAGGAGGTGGCGAAGGTAACGGGGCTACTGCTGGAGAAGCAGGTGCTGGTTGGGCTAATGGTACAATGTCAGTTCCCGGTTATGCTTATGGTACTAGCTCAGTAGCAGGGTATGCACAAGGCACAATGGGTGCTGATGATGATCCTTGGAACTGGACTAAAAAAGAACAAGTTGCACCATTGTCTGCAAGTATTAAGCCTTCAGAAGCTTCTGTACCACAATTTGTTCCTGATCAAACAGAACAATTTTTAGGTCAACAATTAACTGCAATAGGAACTAATGCCGCTGCAAAAGGGATTGACACTGCATACAAAGCTTATGGTACTGTCCCAGCTGCAACAACTGCCGTTGCTCCTACTGCATTAGCCGCTCCAACTTCTTATGCTTTGAGTGCTCCCGCTACAATGGGAGGTGCGGCTACTGCTGCTCAAGCAAACATGTTGTTACCAACAGTAGCAGGTACTGCGGCTCCATTAGGTAGCACTTTAGCAGGACTTAGCACAGGTGTTGCTGCTGCTCCAGTTGCTACTACTGCAGGTGCTGCCGCAACCCCTATGGGGCTAGGTGCTGCTGGTGCTATGGGCGGTGAAGCCGCTTTAGCCGCTATGGGTCCAGTAGGTATGGTTATTGGTGGAGCATTGTTAGCTAAGAAGCTAGGAATATTTTAAGGAAATACTATGGCACCCTTATCAGGTAAACAACAGAGAGAATATCTCAAGTTCCAAAATAAAGAAGCTCGTGAAGTTTCTAAGATGGGACTGGATGAGATGCGTAAACAACAATTACATGAACTTAAACTTAAAGAAGCAGCCGCAAAAGCTAATCAAGGTTTAAGTCATAAAGAACAAGTTAACAATGTTAAACTTAAAGACATGGGTATTCCTCCTGCTAGGATGAACAAACAAAAGTTAGGTATTCCATCTCAAAATCCTTTAGCTGGCACTGGTATGTTCAAACAAGGTCAACGTAGCCTTGCTCAAGCTCCTATCTTCCAAGCAAGAGGTACTGATACAGTTCCTGCTATGCTTACTCCTGGAGAAGCAGTTATACCACAACCTGCCGCACAGAATCCTAAAAATAAAAAAGCTATTAAGCGTATGGTACAAGAGGGTCGTAAAGCTAATGCAATGAGAGACGGTACTAGTGGTGTACCTTCATTAGCATATCGTCATCCAGACGTCCCCGGATCTTCATTCATGCATGGTACAATGAGTGTACCTGACTTTAGCCGTGGCTCTTCTGCCCAAGCTAATTACGCTAATGGTTCTTATGGTGTAGTACCACAACAAGTACAGTCTGCCGCAGGATATTATAATGGCACTCTTGATGCAGACATTGACGAAGAAAGAAAACGTCAAGGCGTAGTACCAATAATTATTCAACCAACAGTTGAAAACATTCCTGTGTGGGATGAACGTTATCCTAAAGATAAAGCTGAAGCGTTTGCTAATGCAAGGGCTATTGAACGACCACCTACTGCGGCAGTACCTTCTATTGTTGTTGATTCAGAGCCTTCTAATGCGGTTACAACGTCACCAACATTTGTACCAGTAAGTTTAGATACATCAGTTCCAGTTAAATCGGTACCAGCTCCTAATGTTACAGTTGTACCAGCTATGACTAAAAGAGATATGGTTCCAGAAGTATCACCACAAGCAGTACCTGTTGCTCAACCTACAATAGCTGTTGGACCTCTTGGACCTACTCCTACAGAGTTAGCAAATGTTTCATCGCAGATGACTACAGAACAATTAATTGAGCGTGATAAGGTTAATGCTCAAAATACACCTGTAGCAAGTACTGTACCCGCAGTGCCTTCTAAAGAAAGTTTAGAGCCTAACTTTGTTTCTGGAAAAAGAAAAGATTATGAAACAGATCCTGTTAAAGCATCTAGAAAAATTCGTAGCGTATCAGAGATTGTTCAAGAGTTATCTGGAACACAAAAAACAGAAAAATCTTTTACAGATTCTTTAGCCAACTTGTTTACTGCCAGTGGTTTTAAAGAAGAACTTGGTTTAAATAATCAAGACATTATTCGTATGGCTATTTCAACTGCTGTTGGTGCTAAAAAGTTTGGTGTTAATCGTGCTCTTGCCTTTGCGGGTAGACAAGCATTTGAAGAATCATTTAAGCGTAATGCACAACAACAAGCAGATAAGAAAGCTATTCGTGCTGCTGCTGTTCAAATTAGAGGCCAAGAGGTTCGTGATGCCCGTGCAGAAGAAAGTGCTGAAGCACTTGAAATTAGAACAGTAAGGCGTGAAGAAGCTCGTAGAGAACATGATCGTTTTGTTGCGGCTCAACAAGTTAAAATGGCTGAGATTAAAGATGAATATAATCGCACAAGAGACGAAAAGCGTTTTGAACAACAGTTAAGAATGATGGCGTCAAATCAAGCATCTGCAGATAGACGATTTAATGCCGCATTGGGTAATCAATTAGTTCTTATGTATGCTCGAGAGGATATGAAAGCTAATAACCCAATAGAAATGCTTAAACGTATGGAAGCTCATACAGACAAAGCCGCTAGTGCTGTTACTGAAATTTTTAAACGTGAACTTGGTAGTGACGATGTTAAAGACCAACCAAATCCTGCAAGATCAGGTTTGCCAACACCTAAACAAACTACACAACAGAGTTTATCTTATTTAAAGCGTTCAGGTTTTGATATTACAAACCCAGATGCAGCTCAGGAAGCAACAGCACTTATTAATCAAGCAACTGAGCAAATGATTGCTGACAAAAAATCAGGTAGAGTTAAAGAAATTAAAGATATAACTCCTTATTTAGCTCGTAATGTTATTTCTAGTCGTTTAGGGCTTGAAGAAAATATGTTTAATGTTGGCAAAGAAGGTAAACCAATGCCACCTGAAAAGATGACTGAACTTTTTGGAATGGTTAGAGTATTAACCTTAGATTCAGATGGTAAGTCTGATATAAAGAAACAATCTGAAATTGCTAACAGAATAGCTACTGAATGGAATGGACCTAACGGTAAAAATTATCGTAAAGAATTTGGCGGTACAGATACTGAATCTGCTTATGCACAATTTATGAAGGCACAATTAAAAAAGCTATCAGATAAATAAAGGAAAACACATGGATGGATTTTTAGAAGATCTACGGAATATAGTATCAAGGCAACCAGATCTACCAACAGGTATTAAAGTTAAAGATGCTGACACAGTGGTAGCCCCAACAGGGGAATCCATCCGTCTTCAAGGTATTAACGCTAGGGAGACTGCTAAATTTCAACCTAATCAAATTAAAGGTGCGCAACTTGGTGCTGACTTTCAAACTAATATTATGGAAAATCTTATTAGTGAAGGTAACTACAGTACACCTAAGTTTACAGGTGATCAATCTTTTAAACGTGAGGTTGGAGATTTAGTAAATCCTGCAGGTAATCGTTTAACTAACGAATCCCTTAAGCTAGGCTATGTTGACCCAACAACATCTACAGATGCGGGTCAATATACATCTATGTATATGGGTAATTTAGAACGTGCACAACGTAGGATTGAACGTAAACCTACGCTAGCAGACAACATTCTTAATTCATTAAACAAAGAACGTAATGCCGCTGGTTTTATGGCTAAACGTTATACAGACACTGCTGGACAATTTGGTTATGTAACAGATGATACAGGAAGCAATGATTTCTTTTCTGGTCCAGCTATTATTAGAACAGGCGAAGATCGTTTTGGTAAAGCCACCTCTAATCTAAGTAGTGGTTGGGATCAAGGTGCACTTAACGCTTCTAAAAGCTTGTATGGTATGTTTGATCTTATTGCTGATAAAACAGGTAGTGAAGCAGTAAAAAGCTTTGCACAATTAGGTATTAACGAAAATACTTCAATGCTATCAGACATACCTGAGTTAAGAAGTGCAGAAGCTCTTAATGATAAAGGTGAGTGGAAGCTAGATACACTAGGTAAGTTTTTTGATTGGACTGTAGGTACTGCGGCTGCTTCTGCTCCTCAAATGTTAACTAGTATTGTTGCTGTTATGGCTTCACCAATAACTTATGGTGCTTCATTATCAGTTCCATTTAGTATGTACACAGGTCAAGTATACAACGATCAAAAAAATAAAAATGCTACTGCCGCTATTGCCGCTGGTTTTACTATGACAGTGCTTGATAAGCTATCATTACCTTTTATTCTTGGCAAAGGTAAAGATATTACTAAGCCAGCTACCCAAACTATGGTGCTAAGAGAATTAGAAAAGACAATGACTAAGGAAGCGGCTGAAGAGTTGCTACGTAAGTCTATGACTGAATCTGTTAAAGAAGTTAGTACTGCATTTAAAACAATTTCTGGTGGTACTCTTAATAAATTAAAAGGTATTGGTGGAGCTACGGCTACAGGTGCCTTTGTTGAGAGTGGTGTAGAGACATTACAAGAATTAACTGGTTATTTCGGTGAGCAAGGTGGTTTTAATTTACCCTCTACACCAGAAGAAATGACAAAGTTAAAGTCTAGATTAGCTAATGCCGCTACTGGTGGTTTTGTACTAGGCGGTGGTTTATCTGGTGGTCTTAAGACTTACTCAGTATTAACTGCTCCAAGCGATATTGTTCCTAGATCATCAACTGATGTTGAATTTAGAGAAAAATATATTAGTGATATTAATGAGCAACGTGTAGCCGCAGGATATAAACCTATTGTTACAATGCCTTCTACTATAGACGTTATTGGTGAGACATTAACATCACAAGAGAAAAATGCTGTTGAAACATCATTAGATGCTTTAGCTTCTGCTGAGACTGCTAAAAGGCAGACTGAAGGTGTCTATGCTAAGACAATGTCTGCTATAAAAGACAAAGGTATTGGTGGTTTATTTAGTAAGTTTTCTAAGATTATAACTGGTGATACTACACATAAGAGTATTTACTCAGCTACACTAGCTACATTGTTAGGTAGTTCTAATGCTGTTAATGGTACATCTATTGAGAACCATCAGGCTATGCTAGAGTCAAACATCTTTAAGAACTTTGGTAACATTGAAAACTTTATTTCATCTTTTGGTGGTGTGTCTGCTACAGAAGCTTCTCGTATTATATCTAACCCTACTGTTACTAATGCAATATCAGAGTTAGCTCGTATTAAGATGGACTTACTTGCTAAATCTACAAAAGATATTGCTGATAAGATAGATATTGATTACGGTAACTTTGGTGACTTTAAAGATTCTATTATTGATTATGCTGATAGAATAAGTAATTTAACTAGGGCATACAACCAAGCTACAGGTAAAGACTTATCTGTTAGACAGTTCTTAGAGTATAAACCGTTAGATAAAACAATTGTGTCAAAGAACTCTGGTCAGTTTGTTAGAGACTTACAACAACGTTTAGGTATGAACTATGCTGATGCAACTGAATTAACTAATGCAATATTAGATAACAAACAAGTTAATAGTTTTGAAGATTCACTTGATGCATTGTTAAATGGTAATGCAGAAAAGATTAAAGGTAAACAAGAGTTAGAAGCTAAGTTATCTAAACCAGATGTTAAAGCTTTCTTTAATCAGTATATGTCTCATAACATTATAGATAACGCTTATTCATTAGCCGCATCTGGTGCCGCATATAATACTAATAAAGAGTTAATTGGTGAAAACGGTTCTAAGCTTGCCGCATTAGTTCAGAAGATGAAAGACAATGGTGACATTGATGATAGACAAGCTAGCTTTATAGCTAAAGAAATTCAAGATGTATTGGCAATGCGTAATGGTGAATTCAAGGCTATTACTAATCCTTATTTAAAAGGTGCATTGAATACTCTTAACTTCTTATCTACTATTACTGCATTACCCTTAGCCGCTGTTAGTTCTACAGTAGAGTTTGCTCAGATATATCGTAACCTTAATAGACCACAAGCCGTTAAAGCTACCTTAGCTTTACTTAAAGGTACAGGAAGTGAGATAGGTGCTATCTACAGAGAAATTGGTAACAAGCTTACTGATAGGGTTCTTATTAAGAATGCTAGGATTAGAACAGACTTATCTGGGGCAGGGTATTTAAGAGAAGGCGGTGTTGGTCATCGTAATGACATCTTAACATCATATTATTCTAAATGGACTGATGGATTCTTTAAAATAACTGGTCTGACTTCTGTAACTGCTATTACTCGTAATGCTCGATTAGCTATTGCGGCTGATGCTATACAGAATTGGTTGAATGTTGTGTCTGAAGGTACAGGTACTGAACAAGAAATATCAGACGCTAA